CCGGACCAATCTTGGTGCCGTCCGGGATGAGCTTGACGCGCGGATACTTCGACGTGATCGAGGATTTCATCCGACGTAGCAGCTCCTGCAACGTCGCGATGATCGTGAGCAACCCGAATGCCGTATCGGACTGGCCGAAACTGTTTTCCTGATACTGCGATTGCTCACGCAGGATCATCATATTGCCAGAGGGATCGACGGCCTGTACTGCAAGGCCACTATTGATTAGTGAATTCTGCTGGCCTTGGATGAAGCGAGACGCGAGTGGGGCAGGGAGGATACCAAGCAATTCCAGCGTCTGCAGCGGGCGCGCGGGATCGGCAGAGAAGCCAAGCGCCGCAACCGACGCATAAGCCGCCGCAATTTCCCAGACCGGCGAGGGCGTGCCGACCTCGACCGCCATCGTGGAGATGACCGGCGAATTCTGAGCAAGACCCCATGTCAACAGATTGGCGTAGCTGTCGCGGCTCGCCGTCAGTACCATGCCGTATTGCTGGCGCGTAAAATTCCAGCGACCGCCTGTGCCGAAACCGTATTCCGTTCCCCAAGCGCTCATCGTGCCCGTATCGGTATAAGGCAAGCCGACATAATCAAATTCGAGCATCTGGATTGAAGAGATCGCGGCGACCATGTCAGGCTCGCCAGCGCCTCCAGACATCGGCGCGACCGTGAAGGTCATGCCAACCGGCAGAATCTGGCCACCATCGGCACCGAGATAGTTCGGAATAATAGTGATGTCGTTTCCGGTCAGACCCTGCCATTGACACGTGAGAGTCACGACGCCGACAGCGGCAATAGCGGTGACGGGAAGGGCAAGGTTGGCATTGATCGCCGTCGCGATGTTGCCGGCAATGATGGTCGGAGTATCGGTCGATCCGACCGCGATGCTGACAAGCTGCCCGGCGATATAGAACGCGAGCATGCCAGAGGCTGTGCCGGCAGTGATGGTGATGGTGCCGTGAGCGGCAACACCAGCAGAAGGATCGGCAACAGGCAAGCACCAGAGCTGCTGTGTCGTGTTGCAGGCAAAGAACGCCACGACCATGCGATAGAGCATCGAACCAACACCGAACAGCTCGCCAGCGAGCGCGGCAGAGCCAACCGGAGTCGGCACATTCGGCAAAGCGGTGCCCTTGTTCGCCCCCGTGGTCAGCATCTGGCCGACCAACAAGGCGCGCTGTGCTTCCGAAAGATTGCCCGCCATCGTGCCGTCAACGACGGCCCAGAAGAGCGGCAGATTCCATGACGCTGGAATGGTCGTGCTAATCGCCATTTACGTTCACTCCGAATGAAATGTTTGAAAAGGTCGAACGCCGAAAGCCGCGCAACGTGCGCGGTTGTTTCCTTTGAACGGCGATGAAGGATGAGGTTTAGCTTGGCAGTTTGGTTGCTGGCGCAGTCACAGTCTTGACCGGGTCAGGGCCAGTGAATGTTTTGCCGGCTGACTTTGGAATCGGCTCGGTCCCATTCTCGTCCTGATAAGTCGCGTGCGCGGGCGGCTTGCTCAGATCAGGTTTCGGCTTCTCGGACTTGAAGGCCTTATCCTTGTCGGCGGTGATCGCGCCATCGGTGATCATGCGCGCGGTGAAACCATCGTTGTTCCAAGCGCTGCCCGTATCGACAAGCGGACCATCTGAAGGATGCTTGATGTTCAGTGCATTCTCGCTCAGTGGATAGACGGTGATCTTACTCATCGATTAGGTCCCTTCTGGTAGTGGTGGATTGCCTTCAGGCAAAGTGATCTCAAGGGAGGCCTGCCCGGATGACACTGTATTCTCAAGCGATGTAACCTCGACGCTTGCCGTCTTGAACCAGTTGGGCGCACGCGGTTCGAAGTAGCACATGAAGCGGAAGGTCATTTGCAGACGACATTCGAGATAGTAGGTCTCGCCGTTTTGCGGAAACTGAAACGTGCGCGTGATGTTCGGAATCGAGTCGATGATTGGTTTGTTGTTGAGATCGCGAAGATCGATGAATGTTCCATCGCACAACAAGGTCTCTTCGATGTCGTTGACCGCGTTATCAACGGACGTGTCGAGTGCGTTCGGATCGCTCTGCAGATTGGTGACTGATATTGAAATGACAGCATCAACAATGTAGCGGGGCGGTCCAACATTCCCGTCACCATCGGATGAATAGTTTTCACGCATCAAGTAGACACCGAGCGCGGGGAGCTGGTCGGGCTGAAGCGTTGGGAATGGTGAGGTACGAACCGAACCCCATTGCATTATGTCGGCGGCCTTCAGACGCACCATGATGGCGTCGCGAATGTAAGTTGCAATCGTGCTCATAGCGGCGTGATGCGCTTAAGCGTCAAGAGACAGCCGCCTTGACCATCCGGAAACGCATCATCGATAACGAAATTGATAGGGAAAGTCAGATCAACATTTGCCTGCCAATATCCAAGCGGCAGTTGCGAGACCTCTGTCGAAACGCCGTCGCCCTCGACGGGCGCGACGGTGAATTCAGCAAGACGAATACCCAGAGTGATCGTGCGGTTTGAGAATCGACCGCCGTTCTCCAGAATGATATCGACGTTATCGACCTTCCAAACCCCGCGAGCCTGATAGGCTGCTTCGTTGGGACGTGACTTCACTGGTGAGATAGTCACAACCCGAGAAAATATACTCATCGCTGGCGCTAAAACCAGCGATGAGAAATCGACACCCATGATTCAGAACGACGAATTGAGGCGCACGTTGCCGGTCGCGCTGGGATTCACTGCTGCATCTGTGGCCACGCCGATTTTGTAAGCGGCAGTCACAACGGTTGTCGCAAGTAGCGCTGCAGGGTCCCAATAAATCGGAACGCCAACGGTCCAAGCCTGTGCCGAGACCTTCGGCAAGTTGAACACGCCTTGTGTATAGATGACACCGATATCACCAGCGACGTTCGTATTCGAAGATACGCCGAACATCGCGCCAAAGAAATAGACGAGACCCGACACCATGCCGCCGACAGGAGCAACCACGTTCTGCGTGTTGCCCGGAGAAACTTGATTCTTCATTGTGGAATTCCTTGATGAGAGTGAGATGAAACGAAAAATGGCCACCCCGAAGGGTGGCCAGATTCATCAAGCGCCGACGTTCTTGTAGACGCCACGGAAGTCGATGGCACCGACACCGAAATCGTGCTCAAGGCTGATCTTGATGCCCTGCACACCGAACGGTTCGAATGTACGCGTGCGCGGGCCGCTCGATCCATTCAGGAAGCCATAGATGAAGTTCGGCACACGCGTCGGTTCGGTCAGCATGTACCAAGCGTTGCCCGTGATATTCGAGTCAGTCACGGGCACCAGCTTGCCAGAGAACGGATTGACCGACGTCGTGAGGTTCGGAGTGATCGTGGTCAGAATCTGGTCGGCGGCCGTTTCAGTAACCGGACCAGTAAGCAGGATGCGCGGCGGGACATTGATGAGCAGACCGGTCAAAGACCGCATCTGCCGCAACATCATGCGGCCTTCAGAGATCGAGGGGACGGTGATCGCAGCGGCGGTGCCGAGATTGGCATGCGACGCATCGAACACGGGCTTGTTGTCGGTCTTCAACACCGGGTTGGAGTTGAACATCGCAAAGAACGTGTTGTTCTCGAAGATCAACACGCTATCGCCAGCGGAGGCGAGAATGTTGTCGATGGCACCGAGATCATCATTGACCAGCATCTGACGAGAGATGCTGAACACGACGCCATAGGGCGAGACAGACACGGTCTCACCGCTGTCTGCAGACGACCCATATTTCAGCTCGCCGGTTTCCGGTACAGGCTGCAGCGCCGGAAACTCGCCGGCCCTGATCTGCGGATGCGGACGGAAATCGGAGAACGGTCGTTCAACAGCGAGCTGCCGATAGGTCGGCAACGTCAACTCATAGCGCGACAACAGCGACTTGTTGAGCGCGTTGGAAAAGATCGCCGGGAAATCACTGGTCGAGTGAAACGCCCGTTCGAAAATCGTGTTCGCGTCAGCGGAGGTCAGATAACCCCGCCCGCGATAGCCAATGCAGGCGGCGGCGAGATCGACCAGACCCATGCCAAGATACTGCTCAGCCTGTTTGCGATGCTGGTCAGCGAACCGCTTGTCGCGAAGGCCCTTCGGATCGTAGGCAATCGACTCGCGACCGCGCGATGCCAGCAGCCGGGTAATAAGCGCGACTTCCATCGCGCCGGCAACGCCCTCCTGCTCATCGCGTGTGACCTGAAGCCCGGTTGCAGTGCCACGTGGCCCCCGCGCATCGGACTTCTTGGCCAGCTCGGCGAACAAGCGTTTGCGCATGTCGTCGGGCTTCTCGCCGCGCGTGATTGCGTCGGAAAGAGCAAGCTCAATGCCCAGACCGCGCGCCTGACTATCAATCAGGACAAGCTCGGCAACGACCGAACGTGACAGCACGCTATTGCCAGCGCGAGCGTCCGCGCGCGCCTGCATGCGCTTGGCCTTCTCTTCATCGGTCTCATCCTCATCGTCGGCAGGATCAACCGGGTCGGTGCCGCTGGCGCGCTCTTTCTCAGTCGCACATGCGCGCGTGATCTCGACATCAAGTGCGCGGATGTCCTCCAAGAGCTTGGCGTGATCCTCTTCGATCTTGCGCGAAGCGTCGGCATCAAGACCATCAACGATTTCGGCCAGCTTGGAGCGAGCGGCAAGTTCAAGACGCGCCTTCTCGGCACGCAGTTGCTTGGCGGTTTTCATCTTACAAATTCCTCATGAATGCGCCCGGCCCAAGGGCTCGATGGGCAATAAAAAACCCGGCGCGCGAATGCGAGCCGGGCCGGGACGAGTAGAAGTTAAGTTGAATTAGGCTTGCGACATCCGGTCACTGATGGTCTGCCGTGCCTGCATGCGGGCGCGTACATCAATCAGGTTGGGCTTTGCTTGCCGAAGGTCCGGATAGTCGTAGGAGATTGAGCAGTCGCCGAAACGTTTGGTGATCCGGATTGCACCATGGCGCAGCTCATCAACTTGCGGGAGGGCGCGATCAACGCCTGACCCGAACGAACGAATACCGGAAAGAGAGTCAGCCGGCACCGAGCACAGCGACCCCTCATGAAGCGCCCACCGCGTTGCGGTGAAAGTCAAATTGTCTTCCCAGCGAATTTGCGAATTGTCGGGATCAAGTACCTTGCCTTCAGCGTCGCTGATTTCCCATTCGCGGACTTGATAGCCTGCGGAAATTCCCGCGATCTCGCCGCGCTCGACCATACCTTCAGCAAGTTGACCGTTCGGAGTCTGGTTGAAAATGATGCGGCCCATCAGCGCGCCGCGCTTGATCCACGTATCACTGAAGCGCCCAAGAGCATTGGCGATCCCGCCAGACTGGTGAGAGTCGAGCAGCGGGATCATGCTGCCATTCTTCATACGCTCAAGGTCAACCGACTTATCATCGATCCGCAAAACTTCCGTGCCATAGAAACGCACGACAGGCGAACCCATGGAGATCACGCATTCGACGGAATGGGCTTTCTTGTCGTAGCTCGACGGCGATACATCGGCGAAGCGCGTATCGGTTGCGCCGGCATTCCAGCCGCGTGGTCTAGCGTTAGCCATGATGGTGATCTCCGTGGCATTTCAAGCCCTGAGCACCTATATTGAGTGCTGTTGTTCACATTCCCCGGAGGGAACCAAGGTAAGGGATTGAAAATGCAGGTTAATTATGGATCGTTTGAGTCGTTTCCGGCTCGGTTTACGCTTTATGAGGCGTGGGTTCTGATCAATGGCGCTTGGAAGACCATGAACGCCGCAGAGGTCAACAACTCGGCCGCCCTGTTGAGCATGGCAGAGTTTGAAAAGTTCGGTCAGCTACCAGACTTGCCGGCTGCAGCTTTCCACTCTGGCGAATAAGCTTCACTGACTGCACCGTACAGCGCGCGCATCTGCGCAATCAATTCATCAGCCCGAGTCTTTTCGATTGGATTAGTTGGATCGAGCGCGCGCCACTCGACATAAAGCCCGTGACCATTTCCGCCCTTGTCAGACTTCGCGTTCGACATTTCCGGACTCATAAACTGAATCTCTCCGATCATGCCGTTATCGAATTTGACCAGCGCGGCGCGATCCATGTACCCGAGATTCGTTGTGCGCCAATTCTCCAGCGTCACCTCGAAATGTTTTGCAAGCTCCGCAGCGATAGCGTCGCTCTGTTTCGGATCGGTCACGATGAAAGCGCCACGCACGACATCGGTGACTGCAGAGGCCTTGCCGCCACGGTCGGCCATTTTCGTCGCGACGCGATCAATCCCTCTTTGACTTTTGGTCTTGACGCCCGGGTCTTTGAATTCGACTCCAAGTGTCGTCGCGATCTGGCGACCGACAGACCCGAGTTGCGATTGTGCGGCCGGCGCTGAAGCAATGAGATCATCGACCGTTGCGTGAGGTGACGACTCAATCCAACTGGTCTTTGTCGCGGAGATCGCGGCGTGATCATCGACCGCCTTGAGACCCGGAGAATATTCGCCGCCTGTCACAACAGCAGCAGCGGCTTCATCATAACTCGGATACATCTTGCCATCGCCAGCCTTGTAAGGCTTCGCGGCAGGATCGTATTTCATGAAAACGACGTCGGGCTTGCCGCCGTTGAATTTGCCGAACAGCTCTTTATCCCAGCCGGGCGGCTGATACTGTTCATCGAAGGCGGTACGCGAAACGGCGGTGAAATGATTATTGCCGTACAGGACTGGCAAGACCGTATCAAAGCAGTCGAGTTTTCGGCCGCCCTCTTGAACCGCAAGTGGCAAGACCGCGTCCACAATGTTTGCGTGTTCGGAATCGGAATGCTTGAACAGGGAAACGATGTCGTCGCCCTTGAGCGCAAATCCGACATCGCCATCAGGAGTCACGAACAACCTGACATGCTCATAATCCTCGACGGGATAGAGCGTGACAGCCGCGCCGTACTTGCTGGAGCCCTTGGCTTCGTCAATCAGACGATGGAAAACAGTAGCGCCGGCCTTGTTGTTAACCAACTCGTTAAAGGTGAGAGGGGTTGCGGCGTGCTCGGTGAGAGCCGCCTGATGTTCTTCGGTCGGCGTGAAGACGCGCCGAATCGACGCGCCGCTTAGCCGCCTAGCTCCTTGATCATTTCCCGGGCTTCGTCCGGAGTAAGTTGCGGGTACGCTTCCAGAACCCCCGCTAGATGGCGTGAGTCCTTTTCCGCTTCCGGCTTCTTTTCCGGTGTCTTTTCCGCCGCTTGATCCGCCGGTACTTCCGCCATCGCCGCCACCTCCATCACCGCCGCCGCCACCATCACCGGACCATTTGCCATCATCGTCGCGCGGCTGGTCAGGGTCCCATTCGCGATATAGGCCATTGCGCGCAAGGATGCCAGCCCCGGGGACCCGCTCAACGATCCAGTCTCGCGGGAGGGCAGGCATCACGAATCCTTTTCGTCAGCAGCGTCCTGAGCGTCGTCCGCGTCGTCCTGAGCGTCCTGAGTGTCGAGCGCTGCCATGTGTGCCGCGTGCGCTTGGGCCGGGTCTGGAGCGTTCGGATCGGCGGCAACCGGTGCCCCAGCCGCTGGAGCGGCTGGAGGCGGGCGGCCTCTCTGGTCGGTCTTGCGCGGGTCGATATCCGCCACCAGACCGTTGGCATCCTGCAGCTCATTCCACGCCTTGATATCCTTGGCGATGGTGCGCCAGTTGTTGCCCTTGCTGGCGATGAATTGCTGCGGCGAGATGCGGCCGGCGCGAACCTCGTTGCGCTCGGCATCCAAATCCTTTTTCGGGTCGATAGCCTCATGCGCGGGCGTGACCCACTCGCAAGGATAACCGCCCTTGCGAGCCGGCAGGTAGTTAGCGAGGATCGCGCGCGCAATGAAGCGATCCCAAACCGGTTGGCAGAGCTGCGGAATGATCGTCAGCTCTTGCTGCTGTGTGATCAGTCGCCAGAATTCAATCTTGCCGGCGCGCAATGACGAGTAGTTGGCTTGCCGCAGATCACCAGCGATCTGGTCATAGGTGCAACCGACACCCGCCGCCATGCCCATCAAATTATAAAGCAGTACCGGTTCGATCTGCGATGTACTGGTCGGATTCGCGAACTTGATATCCTGACCGGCGCGCAATTCTTTCATCATGCCCGGTTCAAGCATCGAAACCATCGCATCTGGATTCGACGCGTCGTATGGTTGAGCATAACCAGAGTTTGCTTCATCCAGAATCGGAGCGTTCGCATCATCGTTGGTAATGAACGCCGCGAAACACGCCTCGACGCGCGCCTTGACATTGGCGGCATCGATAAAATCGGAAAGGTCGCGCGCCGTTGTCAAGATCGGTGCGAACCAAGGAACGCCGCGAACCTGTCCCGGCCGCTGCATCTTGAAGACGTGCATGAGATCGGAGTAGGGAATCAACTCGGAAGTCATGGGCTTCAGGTTCATCGTTGTCAGCTCGCCCGGATGATAGGGCCACAGCCACAAGCCAACGACCTTGTCATAGTCACCGAGCGCCACACCCAAACGAGATCGGACAACCGATTCTGGCGTAGCGATATCGCCATAAATGCCATCGCGATACTGATCGATAAAATCGGCTTCAAGTAGTTGGACCTGAAACGGCACAATCCGTTTCGTCATGCCCGGCTTTTCTTCGAGCGGTCGATCAACCAAGCGCGCAACGATCTCGCCAGACTCGATCATCGAACGAACGGCAAGACCCTGCATTGCACGGAACGACAGGCGACCAGTCACGTCGGCTTGATTATCCCAATCTTCCCAGAGGTCTTGAACCTGTGCATCGATCTTGTCTTTCCCCGTCGATGAAATCGGGATCAGACCATTACCGACCAGATGCGCCACCATGACATCAAGCAGGCGCGCGGCATGTGGCGTGTTGCGCGCGAGATCGCGCGAGCGATCACGCAACGGTCGGATAGCAGATTGCAATTCTGCATTGGAGCTGGTGCCCAGCGCGCGCCATGACGACGCGCGCCGGCCAGCAGTGGCCCCCTCGTAAATACGAATCGCACTACGCGCGCGCACGCGTGCTAATCCACGCTCCGGAGCGAAGTAGGAGACAACCCTATCGAGTACATTCATCGACGGGATCAATAACCGGAGATCAAAGTATCGTCCGCAGCCTCATTACCGCCGATGAATCCACGATCATGAGCAGCAAGAATGGTCGATGAGCGACGCGGAGTGACACCAAGATCGTCACCCATCTTGTTCAACAGGAACAAGAGATCAGCCAGCGACCTGTTCGACACCGACTTGCCATCATACGAAACGGATTGAGCGCCCGATGCGATGATCGCAAGCAAGTCTTCGTACTGACGAAGTGTGAAAACCGACATCGATTTACCCTCAATTAGGTCGCATCCAGCCCGGTTTGCTACCGATCCAGCTCGATTTGATTGGTTCTGATACGTTCTGATAGCGTTGTGCTTCGTGAACGACAGCGGCCGGCATATTCTCGGCTGCTTTGGCATCGTCCGAAGGCAAAGTGATCGAGTATTCCAGCTCATCGACGATGTAGCGCGGCAATGAGCGACGAACAGCGAGCGCGCCGACGAAAGTATCAAGCGCTTCGTTACGATCCCTGATCTTCACCCATCGCGTGATCGATTGACCCATGCGTTTGTGAATCTGTCGGCGCTCACTGTTGAGCTGCGCGAAATATTCAGGACCAAAATTCTCTGCGGTCGGAAAGTGAATGAAGCCCGGCTTACGCATGCCCGGCTCTGGTGGCGTGATGTTCAACGCCGCATAGATTTGTTCTTTCGCGGTA